TGCTGTTTCAGACTGCCTTTGGCGCATACCAATTGCCACGCCAGATACTTCTTGAGTATCCCCACCCATGATTGGTGCATGCATGTTTAGAATATCGGTAATCGATTGCTTAGAACTTTCGGCAGCATTCAAGACGGCCACTGGTGGTGTAGATCCCTGCATTCTATACGGCGCTTGTTGAATTTCACCATGTTCAGACACTTGGTTATAAAACAATGTTGCGTACTTTTCAGGATTCTTCCACATATCCTCATAGCCTTTCACAGCCTCAGCAGATGCAACAGGTTTATCCTGGTATTTCTGTGTTTGTTGCAATACTTCCGCTTCAGTAGACTTCCAGAAGTTATACAAACGCTGTGAATCTTTTGCAAAGTGAATCAATGAAAAGATATAGCGCTTTTCTTCAACAAAAGTTACGCCACCGTAAACTGGAATGATAGGAATGTATTTACCTGGGAACTCTGTTTCATCCAAAACCTTACTACCCGACACCTTGTACCATTTAATGACTGTGCGAGTTGTGTCACGTTCATTTTGAACCAATGAATCCAATTCTTGCTCAGTCAAACCAAATTCAGATAGCAATTCAGATTTCAGGCCAGTAGTTCCATCTTCAAGCATTAGGAGCTTGTCGTTCACTTCTTCACGCTTAAAATATTCAACAATGCGGACTAGGTTTTCTGTGTCATTACACCAGTTGGAGTAATTCTCCATGTCAAAATCAACCAAACCATCATCATATTGCTTTTCGGCAGTATCTTTATCGATCCACTCACCAACAATGGCCCAATTCATATCAGATCCGTCAAAAGTCTTGCTCTGTGGATCGATATAAACAGCTTGAGGATTTGTAACCATCATGAAACGTGGTTCCTGATTGAATGAATCCTCGCTCACGTAATCAGTCACAATACGAATGAAGCCTATACCAGAATAAACGGCGTTTTCTGCTGCGACATCAGCTACAGATTCAAAATCGGACGCTTCCTCAGTGTCTTTAATTAAACCTTCAATCAGTTTGGCAATTTCAGGATCTGCGCCATTGTCCACTGGTACAACTTTGGCTTGTGGACGGTTTTGACGTTGTGTATTGATTTGTTGGCCACAATAAGCACGAAGCAAATTAATCTCGAAGCTTGGCTTACCTGCTGCGGTACGCTTTGCAATTGAGCCTTTTTCCCATTGCTCACCTTTCACCGTAACAAATTCCTTATCCTCTATCCCGCGCTGATAATTGTCCTGCCACTGTTCTTCAGCATATTTGAGATTTTTTTTAATCTCGGTCAGGATGTCTTCATCCTTTTTTTTATCTTTTGACATTATTGCCATCCTGATTGGGTTGGAAGAATAAGAGGTTTTGCCTCAAGTTTTGGTCGAATAATAGGAAAGCGTTTCACAATAAAGTACCCACCAGCATCACCAACATGGTCTAGTCCAGCAGCTTTATCTGGCATACCAAACTTGTCATATATTTGCTGCTCAAGCGTTTCAGTGTATCTCGGACATTTATTTGTATTAACCTTTAAGCGACGTTCACCTTTTGAATTAAGAATCTGAGCATTCATTGCATTTACCCGATCTTTTATCGCTGGATTTACACTATTCACTTCAACTTTCAAGCCGCTTTGTCGCAATATCCTATGATCAGATTCACTGGCATTTTTTGAAGATGTAGATTGTCCAGCTGCATCAGGAAAAATAATCATTTCATGCTGAGGAAACCGCTCAATCAACAATTTAGCCATCGTTGGTGTATCTCGCACCCCAACCAATTCATCCAATGCATATGGATTGCCTTCACGAATCACATAAACCACAGCAGCCATTTTGAGTACGTTAAAATCCATACCTACGAACAACACATCACCTGGCTTAATTTCTTCATCGGTATGGTTGAGTTTTCGATCAAAGTCTGGATAAACGGCGCCGCTAGCTAAATTGACAAATTGACCTTTTAAATAAGCCAAGATGAGCTGTTCAGGATACGATTCAAATAACGAAGATATGTAATCCTCTGGCAAATTAGCCTCATTGTCATAGGTTGATGCTTGAATCATTCCATATAGCGCACGTTTTTCAGGTGATGAATTAGCCTCTTTTACAAACTGGTTATATGTGAACTTATACCCCTCTGGCGTTGTTGTAACATCAATGCCGTTTAACAAACCTGCTTGTTTATATCGCATACGGGCAATGATTTTACGCCATGCTGTTTGAGCTTTTAGCTCAGGCATTACGTCAATTTCATCTACAAGAGCATGACCAATTTTAAATCCCACAATTGTTTGCGGTTTCTCCATCGACCTACAAATTATTGTGCTTCTGTATTGGCGACCATAATATAGATCTACTTCTTTGTTAGTTTCGTAAATCTTGGTTTTTAACCCCCAATCAAATGCCACCTCATCAACTGTTGGAAAGAAAATATCTCGAATTTGAGGGTATGTTGGAGCAAAGTAACCAAGCGGCACCCTTGGGAAGCCCCAAGATTTATCACAAAGGCTTCCACAACCAACCCATGTTTTACCACTACCAAATCCAGCAACAAATGCACGGAATTTATTTTTTAGTTGTAAAAAATTAGCCTGAGGAACATTCAGGGTCGGATTGATGTTCGGCATCTTTTTTACTCGCATCTACAACATGAATAGTGACATTTACAGGTGTTGGATCATCACCAGCACCATCCTCGCCATCTCTCAACCGCTGAATTTCTAATTTCTTTAATTCAAGATCTAATAGCTGTAAATCATGACCATGCATTTCATCTCTTATCTGTTTGATGATGCCTTGCTTCATGATTTTATTCTTACCCCAATCTTCATACATTTTCTGAAGCTCATTGAGGCGGACAGCTTTATTGGCTAATGGTATGTCATAGATATTGGATTTAAAATCTTCTCGTGTTCTGTAAAACAAGTCCTTTAATTTCTGACTCATTTTCTCGCCGGTTGGTTTGGTTGGATCGTAATTTGCGCATTGCATTCTTTCGATCTCAACCTTGAAAGTATTCTTTACAGCGTCAGCGACTTGTTGAGGTGTTTCAAAACAAGCAAGACTTTGAACTATAAAGATTTTCATAGGTTCAGTGAGTTTTGCCATAAACACCCCTTTGTATAGCTACGTAAAGACTTCTCCTACGCAAGTTTTAATAAACATGTACCACATGCATGAGCAATGTTGGCTCTAGATATAGTTGGACCTTCATTCGCAAGATTAACCATTTTCTGAACTTCTTCAGATGCGCCATAACGCTGAACAACACCATGGAACTCTTCGACATCATGCCCACGTAAATACAATCTAGGTTCGCCTACAGATGTATATTCAAACTCGCCAGAATCTTTATTCTTCTTATGCCCGATGTGATAAAGCTCATGCTCAACCAAGGCACAAAAGTCTGTATCACTCATGACCTGACATACACGAGCATCCAGAGTGATGATGTATTTTGGGATATCACCAAACCAATTGATCAATTGCAGCTCCTGACGCTGTTTACGCCACCCACCCACATTAATCATCACTTTCTCAGTTTGACCGAATACTCGTTTATCTTTCGCTTCACATTTAGCGTAGGCCCATAAGAATGAAATCTCTGGAGGCTGAAAGCTTAGAAGGTGTTCATGATCTGGATTGTGAAGTTTGCCCCAGTCACAAAGAAAGGTTTCTTCTATCCAAGGCCATAGATCATTATTTGCAGGTTCAAAATGTAATAGACCACCACTATCGATTAGGTCTTCATCATCTGCATAAGGACTATCTTGTTCAGGCGGATAAGGTCTTTTCATAAATCCAACCCATTAAAAAACCGCCACTTGGGCGGTTCTGTTTAAATGTCTTTTGTAAAATTTATAAATGCAACATCTCTCCCATTTTCTTCTGGGAAAAACGTAAACTCAAAACTAGCATCTGGATTTCTTTTCGTAGTTACACTAGAAGTGTGAACATCCTTAAATCCAAAAACCTCTACAAGCTTTTTGCCTTTAGTGACTTCCTCATCTTCTGTTAAGAAGTACACTTCCAAATTTTGATCTAGTTTTTGAAGTTCACTTATTAAATCTTTTACTTTCATTATTTAATCTAACTTTGTTATGGATTAATAATGATAATAATTTGCTATTCAAAACACCACTTCAAATCATCAGGCGTTTCCAAATAACACCCATGTTTATTGCAGAATGCATGAATGTCGTTTAGGTATTCAGTGAATTGAGCTGTACTTGCATCTGTAGTGCTCATTAGCTCACATAGGCCGTTTGCCACATCTTGGTAGAGTGGATGCTTTGAGTCCTTCAACTCTCTTACAGCTTTGAATGTTTTCTTGTATTGGCCAACGTCATCACGATCATAGATTTTGGATAAGAAGTTCTTCTTAAAGAACAGATGCTCGTAGTCTTTATCCGTTCCCTGCTTCTTGGCCCATTGATTAAGCCACATCCAGTACAAACGGTTTTGAGCCTTTGAACGATCTTTCTCTTGTGGTGCAATCAATACGACTAAAGGCTTCCCTTCACTCGCTGCCTGAGCATGATTCCGATTTAGGTAATTAGTCACATAGTTGATGTCAGAATGGTTTTTGATGACGAATCGTGGTTCCATTTCAAAACACCTCATCATCTTTAAGACTAAGCATCCGCTCTGTTTTTTCTAACATTGCATCAAACCAGATAACTGCTTGCTCTCTTGTCATTGTTAAGAGTTGGTCATATTCAATATGGTGTTGCCTACAAAGTGGGATTGTCTTTGAGTCACAAGCCTTTAATCCCATACCCTTATTGTGAGCACCTTGATTGCTGTGCGCTGCATCCACTGGTGTTCTACCACACATAACGCATGGTAATTTTCTTATTGCTGCAAGTCGCTTTGCATCACGCATGAAGGTTACTTCTAATATTCTTCACTTGGTCTTTGTGTCTTTTAATCTTCGCGTCAATTTCGACCATTTCTTTTGCCGTCATCAAACCGCGTGAAAGGTTTTGAAGCTTTTCTATTTCATTGCACAAAGCATTTAAATTCTTCTTCGCTTCGATTGTGTCCATAGTCAACCAATCCCGAAACCATCACTGATTCCATATCCGTCCATTTTGATTCTCCAATAAAAAAGCCCCACCAAAGCAGGCGTAAAGGTTTCGAATTCGATAGGTTTAATTACGGCAGATTCGCCATAATTAGAACTCGAAAGGGATTCGTTCAAAACGGAACCCTTAAATCTGGCACGCCATGCAGGACTCGAACCCGCATCAATCACACTAGAATTATGATGTCTTATCCAATTAGACGAATGGCGTAAAAAAGGATGTAGTGATCTGCCACATCCTTGCCTTAGATTTAGATTACGATATTGATCAGCTCGGCAACTGACTTACCGTTACTCAACACGACAAACATCTCAAAGTTAGCTATTGATTTGCTCTGTGTCTTTCATTGTCTTTGGTCGGGGAGTCACCCACAATTTAAGGCTCTAGGGCTAACTCAATGTGTGACGAAATCACATTGGATTCAAACCGATTTATACGGCTGGTTTCTGCATCCCACCGTTTGCGCTTATAGCTGAACAAAATTGTACAGCGTCACAAATCCAAGTTGCTTTCAAAGCTAACGAATTTTCATGACTCGATCCTCGGCAGATCGCTTGTGCACGTCACAAGCACCTTTATAAACTTTAGACAACAAAAAAGCCCATCGAATGATGAGCTTTTGAATAGAGCTAGTGAACCTGACTACTCAAGCGCACTATAACATAAAATACCATAATACCGTTTAAACGCAAGTCTTTTACGATATTTTTAGTCGATTATTTCGTGAATGAATAAAGTATCTTGCGCAATTTACTATGATATTGATTTGAGCCTTTGATTGATTCGTTATGTCCGCTACTGCACTTAAACTGCGATTCTCAACCTTATGCTTCACCAAACACATCACTGCATACTTAGCCTGAAAATCAACCGACTGAGATTTGAAGATGCTTTTCAATAATGACTGTATTTGATCTGCTTCATAATCATTAATCTCGCATCGAATATAAGACTTGCCACTTGGCATTGGCTTGCCCGCTTCACGCATCAACCAGAAAATTTGATTGATATGCAAGCCATCAGGTAAATCACCCCCTTTCATGCGCACAGTTTCACACCATGCGCCGAATTGCTCTAACCATCCATCTATCGAGTATTTTGTCCAATCCATCACTGGTGTTGCAACTGCATTCATGCCTTTCCCCTTATGCCGCTTCAAGCATCAAATACTTCTTGATTTCATTAATCGCTTCATCTGCCCCAAAACAGACTTTGCATATATAGCCTTGAGCCTCTAATCGTTGAATCATGATTTTCTGACTTGGTTGTAACTTGCCCTTTTGAGCTTTCAATTCAATCCATAGTCCATGCACTTCACCGTTTGGCACAATGAGCTGTAAATCTGGAACACCTGCTTTAACACCCATCTTTTTAAGCTTTGTCGCTTCGATAATGTTTCGAGAACCACCATTCGGAATATGAAATAAATAATCACTCAGTCTCCCATCTTTAAACTTCACTCGATGCGCCCATGACATGACTTTGATTTGTTCTTGGTCTTCCGTTGGCACACGATTGAACTTCTTAGAACGCGCAATCTTTTTTGATTGAATGCGCTGAGCGTCTTTGAATGTAGTCATTGGTCGCCATACTCCTGATAAGCTCTTAACATTGCTTTGTAGCAATCACGACGCTTTTGATTAGTGCCAGAATGTACATCTGAACCTTTGATCGGATTCATCGCAACATGACCCGCATTAAGCATCCGCTGAGTTGGCTCTTTAGGAACAATTACATACTGACCGCTATGAAGTTTTTGCAGATTGTCCATATCAATTTGCATTTGATCTGACACTCGATTTCTGTTTTTAATAAGCTGCTTTGCCAAATCTTTTTCAAATTCAGATTGCGAGACACCTTTAATCATTTCGTTGTCAAAATTCATACTTGCCCACCTTTGAGTGCTTGCTCTTCAATTAAATCTTTCCACTCCAAACCATTTTCTTTAAGCCGCTGCTGAAGTTTCAGATTGTGCTTTTGCAATCGATCAATATGTACAGACCTGCGCAAATTACTTGCGTTAACTTCATCCAACTGCGCCTGTAAATCATTAATTTTTTGCTCAAGCTGATAATTAAACTGCGCAGTTTTCATTTGATCCAAAGCAAGGTCATCAGCCCTGTTATTTAGAAAATTAATTTCCTTTGCTTGTTCATCAACCCGCTTTTGCTGCTCTCTCCACGCCTCACTCGCAATACGCACCACTAGAACCCGATACACATCACCATCTTTGAAAAAAAGTGCATCACCGTGAATGAAGCGCAAATTTGTGTAAAAATCTTGGGATTGAAACCATTCTTCAAAGTTATCCATTGCGCACCTCACAACGCTCAAAATAAAAAACAACTGGATTGGCTTTAATCTCAATCAGACCAAATCGAATGAGATGCCTAATCTGGGAACAATCACGAACAACTTGAACATCCCGATAATGCGACAACAATTCACGCCATTTTTCCAAAGTCATTGATCGCTTGTTGTGGTTGCATGGAGCACAAGCTGGCATAAAATTCTTGATACAGTCATGTTCTGGATTAAGACAGGTACCATCGCCATTTCTTCTTATTGCGTGAAAATGATCCGCGTGCCACTTATCACCCAACAATTCACCGCAATAAGCACAATTCCCGCCAAACTTTTGTTTTAGTTCTGCTCTTTGAGCCTTAGTGAGTTTCATTGATTACCTCACAACACGGACTCACATCCGTCATGTCTAAGACTTCGCATTGATTCTCTTGTTTGATAGACAAATCGTTTTGCTTCTCTTTTTTTTGAAAATCCGATATACAAGAATGGCTTATTGCTTGATCGTTGCTTGATTTGTAAGACCCAACCAGTTCGTAATCTGCGATGGCTTTTATTGCGCCTTCTAGATACCATTCAGCAAACCCATCTTCGTGCGCCACCGATATACAGAGCCAGCCGTTTAATTCAGCACGTCTAATTTTAAATTTGACCTCTTCAAACCCTCCGTAAAACTCTATGTTTTCAAAGCTCTCAACCACCTGTTTGAGTTGTTTAAGATTGACTGCATTCAGTTCAATCAAATAGTATTCACCATCCACCGTGCTGTAATAACGTGACCAATCTGGCGCACCCTCCAAAACCGCTTTAGCTTTCTCAATACCATGTACTGCTACAAATTTATGTGCTTTCATGCTTAACGCCCTCAATTGCCCTCATTCCCTTTTTCATCATTTCAAAATAGGTTTTAGAGCATGGTGATTTCCGATTTTTGATCAATCCGATCTTTGTGCTTGAGCAATTCATGTAATTCGCCAACTCCAAAGTTCGACCTAATTTCGCATCTAGCCAGTCACTTAATTCTTTCGCTTGTTCTTTGCTCAATCTCGGCATCTGAGTTTGAGTTTTAGCCCTGCCACGCAACTTCACTTCACGATTATTAAATTTTTGCTTTGGCGCAATCTCCGAGAATCCCTGAAGCACTGTAATTTTGTTGCCCTGTGCTAACCATTCTTCTACTGTTGTTGTCATGGCTTAATCTTCCCTTCAACATTCAATAAGTCTTTAGTGAACTGTGTAGCTACATAAGTGCGATTTGAGTCTTTCTTGATATACCCGCGCTCTTTTAGATCTGCTAAGTAGTTCTGAATCGTGTTAATTGGCGCATTCAAGACACATTCTTTAATGTCGCGGCTCGTAAATGGTTTTGTCGCATGACTTGCGAACAACAAGATGTCAAATACGTTTTGAAAGACTTCACAGCGTTGAGAAACTGGTCGTGGGTTGTTGTTTTTCATGCCGCACCTCCGAATAAATCTTGTTGAGATTCGATACCACCCCACTGCATAGCCATGGCGTCTGCAATACCCTGGAATGTCAAACTCCTTGCTTTTCTGCGAGCTTCCGCTGGTAGTTTTAAGGTATCTAAATGCCATGGGCTATCCGTGCCTTTACCGTTTTTGTACTTCACAATATTCGGCTCAACTACTTTGGTTGCCTTTAATGCAGGTAAGCCTTTTAGCCATAAGCACGTAGCTTTGCGTTCATGTTCTCCGAACATGTATGGATGTATAATTTGTGAAGGTTTTCTATAAACCTTACTCATGCAGCCAATCGGGTTTTCAATCGCCACTTTCTCACAATCCAAATCTGTGAAAAGTCTAAAAAATGCTATAGCTTGTTCTTGGGCTTTCTTTCTAGTTCTTGCTTTTTCCCCATAACGATCTGTATTAAACCAACGATTCCCAGCAACAGATAAAAATGTGCATGGCGGATGAGCGACAATAAGATCCCAATCGTGATAAAGCACATCTCGTACATCGCCTTGATAGTGTTTGCCGGGCTGCTCAGTGGGAAGGATGTCGCACGACATAGCATCATGGCCCAGCTTAGTAAACGCTTCACGCACTCGACCGGAGTATTCACATGCGATTAGGATTTTCACACCCCACCCCCAACTGCTAACGGCACTTTCTTGTTATCTGCCTTGTGCATTTCGATATATTCTTCCCTGTTATCGAATGGATCAGGCCAGTATTCAGAGTCGGGTTTGAGTTCAATCTTTTTTAGATCACCAGTCATTTTGTTGATCTCTTTAATCTCCCCTCTCACTGCTTTTTGCGCTTGGTTAATTGCTTCTTTAAAACTCATTTTTTGCTTCATGAGTTCCATTGTCATAATGCGGATGCGCTCTTGATCTTCGGAAAGACCTATCTTTTGAGACACAGTTTTTTCTTCAGCTTTGTAGCCGATCTGCTTTGGTGCTTGATGCCATTCTTGTTGCTTACCTGAAGCTTGAGCTTTCAAAAGATTTGCAGCGTAAATAC